GGTACCGGGACGAATATCGTCTGGAGTTTTAATTTTGCGGACTTTTGCAAAATGATCTTGACCAAACTCTACACGGCATCCGTAGTCTAATAGTCTTTTCCCACCCTTAGGTTCAGGCATTTTATCTTTGGGCCACATAAATGTACACTGTACATAGTACCGTGTTTCTTTAGGACCTTCTACAAGTTCCCCGTCCAGCCAGTTTTCGTAGACATAAACATCTAATTCGTCGATTACACGTTCAAAGTCTTTGAGCAAACTTAGGCTGTTAGTAGAACCGTAAATGTTCTCTATGTTGCTGATAATGTCTTTAATGTCGGCCATAATATCTCCCATTGTATTTATCAGTCAAAATACAAACATAACATATAACTTTCCTGTCCATTTGTTAAATACTTTTGTGTTCGGCTACGGACACTACGGTTTGAGGTCCGTGCCTAACGCATAACAAGGAGGGCTAACCTTATATGAAAAGAAAAAGAGCAGCAGTACTGAAGGCTAACACCTATCAAGAAGCGTCTAATGTAATTAAATTAGTAGATAACACACCCTACAAAAAGCGTCCAAGAGTTCAAATATACCCTAAAAACCTAAGCCAAGAAAACTATCTGTTAAAGCTAAACGATCCAACTAAAATGATCGTATTTGCTACAGGTCCAGCCGGCACGGGCAAAACAATGCTAGCGGTACAATGGGCAATTGACCAGCTAAAATACGGTGATGCTGATAAGATTATAGTTACTAGACCAGCCGTTTCAGTAGACGAAGAGCACGGTTTCCTACCAGGCGATCTAAATGAAAAGATGGCCCCGTGGACAAGACCGATCTTTGATGTAATCGCTGAGAATTACAATGCTAAAGAGATTGAACACATGGTTGCGGAAGGAATCATAGAAACTAGCCCACTAGCATATATGCGAGGCAGAACATTTAAGAATGCCATAGTCATAGCCGACGAAATGCAAAACACAACACCTAGTCAGATGAAAATGCTGCTTACACGACTAGGTCAGGGATCAAAGATGGTCGTTACTGGAGATCTACAGCAGGCCGACCGCCCTAGCAATAATGGGTTGCTTGAATTCCTGAAGTTATATAATAACTTTGAAGATCACAGGTATGTAGACATTTGTCACTTTACTGTGGGTGACGTTGAACGGCACGAAGCTGTCAAGGAGATACTAGCGATTTACGGAGACTCTTGAAACTCGGGAGGCAAATGTGGGGTCAACTTTTCCCCTAGTAGCCTTTTGTAAAACTCAACCATGTCGTCAAATCCAGCTTCTTTATTGAGGGTGTTTTTGACGACTTTCTTATATCTAAAGTCTAGAATAACCTTAGCGTTCTGTAGGTGTTTAGGTCTAATGCTGTTTTTAAATTCAGTAACCTCGTCCCACTTGCCGGTGGGCTTTAGCATGTAAGTGACAATCATATATCTGCCAGTGATCATTTTTCTTCCTTGATTTGTTTTACTTCAACTCCGGACTTTTCAAGGAACTTGACTCCCGAATCATCTCTATAGTTAGCACCATACCATACACGACTAATGCCAGACTGATAAATGATCTTGGCACAGTCGAGACAAGGCATGTGAGTAACAAATAGGTCAGCCCCAAGGCCAGAGTTAGTAGACTTCGCCAGTTTTGCAATAGCGTTTGATTCAGCATGTAATACCTCTGGTTTGGTTTTTAATCGATATCTTCGAGTAGTATTAAATGTACCTTCGTCTGGATCGACTAGTTCTATTAATTCTTCAAATGGCCATCTTTCGTAAATTTCTTCAGGGTCTAACCATCCGCCAGCACCCCGGTCCATGTAATCTTTGTCCTCGCAATTGTTATCCCATCCTGCAGGCATACCATTGTAGCCGTAGCTGATAACTGTATCGTCTTTGACAATGACTGCTCCAACATGCAGCCGCTTGGCATGACTGAGTTCAGCACAGCGTTTGGCCCAGTCCATGTACAGCGTTATAAACTTATCTTTCATTCTATTTCCATCCAAGTATGGTCGCCCATATATTTTACCTGCGCCTGATAGTCGTAGTCTTCCGGGGCACTACTGGACCAATCGTTGGGACCATTTTGTGTTAGCAGTGTATGTTGCTTTCGCTTGTCCCATACTAGCCAATAGATATTGCCCATAACAGGTTGAAACTGATATACAGCACCATGCACTGAATCGGTAATTTCTAATCTGCGTTTAATGGCCTGTGCCTGTTTTTCCAACACACTGACCAGTTCTATAATTCTATCGTATTCTTGCTGGGCATATATCCTAGCATGATTGATCATGAGATCTTTTTGCTTGGTCACAGGCACTAGATCAAATTTAACCCCTCCAGCTTCAGTAGGATACTCTGACACATTCCTATTAAAGAACGGTATCATTATTCCACCCACATCGGCATCAAAACTGTTTCTGCCTTTGGCTAAGTTTGATTTCTTTTCATCGGACATCAAAGTCTAGCTAGTTTTACTAATGTTGCTGCAAGATTAATTTCAGCGTCAATGACAAAGGTGTTGTCTTTAAGACCATCTTTGATAATTAGGATAGCCTTACCTTGTTTTTCTTCTTCCCCAAATATTTCGATATTATTGTACAGCCAAGTATAAACTTCTACCATTTCTTCTGCACGAAGTTTTCCGCAGAGCAATTTTCTTGCTTCATTACATTTGCCAGCCTTGAATAGTGTAACCATGTCAAACTTCCAATCTGCTTCTCCAGCATCGCCTTTGTTAGGCGCTTCTAGATTACCTTCGGTTGAGTTTTGTTGTACCAGTTGAATACACTTGCGGAGATCCGGGTAAGCTACCTTTACATACATGTCTAGGGTATCGAGATCGAAGTCAACATTCTCTTCTACCAGGATTGTGGCAACTCGAGCGGTGAACTCTGTTTGGTCTGTGCGTTCAACATGGAATCCTTGACAGCGACTATGTATAGCAGGAATAATCCTGTTAGGATAGTTACAGGTTAGAATGAATCGACTTGTTGCGTGATACTCCTCCATGACCCCACGAAGTGCAGCCTGTGCGTTTGGACTCAGATAATCAGCCTCGTCAAGCAGTACAACTTTAAACGGTCCAAACGGAATCATTTGTACAAAGTTTGTGATCTTGTCACGAACATCTTCAACACTGTTAGTACGGCTTGCATTGATTTCTAATACATCGTAATCTTCAATGCCGATTTCGTTAATGAGAATTTTAGCCAGTGTTGTCTTACCAATGCCGGCGGCACCACTTAGCAACAAGTGAGGAATGCTTTTGTCTTTGATCCATGTGTTGATCTGTTTGCGCTGATGATCATCTCTAAACACATAACCGTCTACGGTCTTAGGACGATACTTTTCTACCCATAGTTCTTTCATTTTATTGATCCTATTTTCATTCTGGTGATACTTCTTCTATAATTGTTTCTTCGTTCGGAAAGTAATGCACATCATAATACCTTCCACCTACATAATATTCTTCAGTCCAGCTATGTTGATTGTTACTGGTCCTAGTAGGTTCAGTCATTTTTAAAATTGTCCAAACATACTCATACTCCTTGCCTTCTATAAGTCTTTTAGGAGGACCCATGACCCTGCGTATAAATTCTTGGGCCTCCTCTGGAGTCATATTTAAAACATTTGATCTTTTAGACATAGGGTTTTAGATCAGGTGGAGTCCATCCTGTTGGTTTTAAGACCTTGCCATCTTCACGTTTGCGAACCTTGCCAGTATCGTGATCAATCTTAGCAAAGTTAGTTTTCATAACTTCTTTCCATGCACCTTCTGCATCTGCACCCATTGAATGAATCGCACCAACAGTAACAACTAAAATATCTATCAAGGCATCTAGTTGTTCTACACGATCATCTGATAGTGTTGCTTCTAACAGTTCTTGTTGTTCCTCAATAATGAGATTGGTGTACAAGGCAAATTGTTTCTCGTTAAACTCACCCACACTTTGATCGCAGGCCCTCATAAATTTTTCTTGATCACGAAAGGGATTTGTCATTTTTTTCTCCGATGTTTTTTGTTAATCATTTCTACTTGTTGCATTAGGGGAAAGTCTAGTTCCAGATCAATAGCTTCTTCACAGATGGCAGCTACATCTTTAGGGAAACAAAATCCACCCCAACCATATTGCCCGTCGATACCTGGAACAGACAAGTGAGTATCGCCGATTCTAGCATCTTTCCTTATTAGTTTAGTAACGCCTTCCCACTCAATTTCTTCTACTTCTGCTAGTTCGTAGAAGTCATTCATAAAAGTAACCTTCATAGCAAGAAAGTTATTGGCTAGATACTTGTACAGGCTAGCTGTTTTGATATCTGTAATTTGAATATCGTCTTTTCCGATCTCCGCAAGCCCGGTATGAATAATATTAACAGCCTTTTTACACCAATGTTCATTACCGCCCACAATGGCAAACTTGCCAAACTTGTAATCCCACATGGCGTTTTTTGCTGTAAGGAATTCAGGTGCATGAACTAGGTTGGGGTATTCTTTTTGTAGCCTAGCATAGATGCTAGGTGGTGCAGTGACTTTTGATATAAGCGGTATTTGTGTGGCAATGTTTACGAACAACAAATTTTTTAGAACTTCTTCTAAGATACTGCTGTCACAATGGCCGTCTTCGGTACTGGGACTGGGCACACAGATATAGATGGCATCGCAATTAGTGAAATCATTTAGTGCCACACTGTGTGGATGCTTAGGGTCGTTGATTAATAATTCGTCTTTGTTGTGAGCATGAGCCACAGCAGAGCCAACAAAACCGCTACCAATAATTCCTATGCGCATTTAAAATCCTTATGATTTAAGAATTTTAATTATACGCTGTTGTTCCCTCTCTGTCAACCACTCTTGTTCTCCAGAAAATGTAGGACATCTTCTAAGTGCTTCGTTGACTGCTTCTTGTATTTGATAGAGATCTTGTTTGCAGTACCAGCCGGTATACCCATCGTTGTGGGGACTGGTACATTCTCTAGCCAGTGAACCAATTTGAGACACTACATCACCAGCATCCCAAGATTTTTTAAAACCCATTACCTTGCACCAAAATCTTCTGGTCGAATAGTAGCTGTGTCTCCGTGGCCGTATTCTGTTCCAATGTAAAAGTCGTTGGGTCTTTCGTCAGCCACAGCAAGGATAGATTTAGTTTCTACCTTTTGAAAGTCTTTAACACCTTCTCCATCGTCGATGGTAATTTTACGAGTCCATCGTCCATGCTCAATAAGAATCCACTGACCTTCTTGGATGTCGGTAACATTACTACCAACTTTGTAGACTTTGGCCCAACGAGGTTTGATACCATGTGCCTTACCGTCATCACTCTTGATAACAATACCGCCCGAGGTTGTCATCTCTCCTAAGTCCATATCCACGACTAGAATATCGTCAGGCAATGCTCTTACTTTGATCTGTTTAGGTGCAAATGCAAACATTAGTGCCTCTTATCGTCTACGAGCTGCAATTTCTTCTTGCATGGCACCCGGGTTCTTAGCATAGTAATCTGCTAGAACTTGTTCACGAGTGCGTTTAATTACACCACCTGGGCCTAATTCGTCACCTCGAGCATTTACTTTGGCATTGCCAACTGCCGGAACATTTTCGTGAATCATGTTGAGTTTTTCTAGATCAACTTCTCTTCCACGCATACTTGTGTGCATTTTACCCATTTTGTTCTCCTTTAAAGAATTCGTCTATTGGTAAAGCGTATTTAACGCTGTCTATCTTATGTATCCCTATTAGATAGAGTACATAGCTGGAAACGGAACTGCCCCGTCCTACACCCCAGACTATATTGTTTTTACGCAGTGTATCTACAACATACTTCATAGTTTTAAGTACAGGAATCATATCATGTTTGGCAAATAATCTAAGTTCCTCGACTACTCGTTCTCGTATCTCTGGAGTCGGACATCTTTGATACAGCCAATCTAAGATATCCATGGTTTTATACTCTTGAGGTATAAACCAATTGTTCTTGTCTATAGATAATTTAGTCACAGGATAGTCTAGCCGTTCTTGATCTACTCTTTGTAGATATTGTACTATGTCGTTGGGATTGGCAACACAGTTTTCCAGTATTTCTGGACCGTGTTGCATTACACCTTTGATAAGATTTTCTAATGTGTTTTCAATCAACATTTATCAATTGATCTAGATCCGGGTCTAGAGCGCCTCTGCTTTTTTCCATATATCTACGAGATAGTTCCTGTCTATATATTGTAACAAAGGTTGATACTTGTGTCAAGAGATCATAGCTTCCCATTCGCTGTGCAGCAAAGTATTTTTTACTCAATTCTTGTAATTTGTTTTCAATTTCAGTATCGGTAAACTTTGTAAGATCTTGCTGCAAGGGATGAAACATTAGCTGAATTGTCCTAGGTAATTCATAAAAATGTTAGTAGAATTGTGGCGCCAAACTTCTATGATGATTGGTGCAGAATTAGAACTTACAGAAACAACACCAGAAGGCGGAAAGTCTGTGTTGCGTCTTAGGTTAGTACCTGCAGTGGTAATAAATGTTAAGTTTCTAGTAGTACCATCGCCGTACAGCTCTAGAGTCATTCGGCCGCAGCCAATTGGACCACTGGCAGAAGAATTTTCAGGAAAGTTTTGAAAATCAATATTCATGTTAGCAGAAAATCGAAAAACTTGATATCCACCATTTTCGTAGTCAACAGTTAACAAAGTTGTTGGCAAAGCAATAATGCCACCATCGAACCTTTGATCCATTACATCTCTAAACACCGCTCGACTTATTTCATTGTCTTCAAAATCGTTGTCCAGATTTGTTTTTGCAGTATTGGCCTGCAGGGCTGTAATTTCTTCTTGACCTGCTTGTAGACTGGTTTTGATAGTGTCAAAGTTGTCTCTGAAGGTCTGTGTATCGTTGTCCTCTCCTGCTACAGGAAAGTTCTCGTTAATGCTCAAATAGTTAATATTGCTGGTCACGGTAGTTTTTCTCCACGTTGTGCGAACGCTAGGTATTTATCCTGGAACTCACCGCCTATAACATCTATTAGGTAGCGATCTATAGTGAAGTCCATTGTTTTGAAATCAAAGCCCTTGTTTTTAATGCGGGTAAGGACATTAGTTGAGTAGCCTGGTTTTAGATAGCAGAGTACAACACTCTTGACCCAACCTGGTTCTACATAAGTATCGGGCTGTATACTGCGCATCCATAGTGGAAGAAATTCTCTATCTCGTTCGCCTATGCCTTTTATACGCTTACGCATATTCTTGTAACTATTTGGAAATATCCGTTGATGATCACTGTCACTGACTAGAGGAATATCGCTATCTATTTTAATAGCATCGTAGCTGACCAATATCTTGCTGTTTATTCTATCACTTAGTTGTACAGTTTGACTGATGCTTTTTCCGTCTTTTTCTAATTCGTCTACAATTTCTACATAAACAATTTCGTATACAGGAATTTGTGTTACTGGATCCTTGGCCACTGCACTCTTAACATCTCCAAATCTCACCTGTTTGTTGTAATGATTTCGGCCCATTGCCTGAATGAAAAATTCTGCATTACGGCTTTCAATGCCTGCGTACATGAGCATTTTTAATTCTGGTTGAATTCCGAAATTAGGATCCCCGTATCTGTAGACTTCACTTTCTCTAAAGACATCGTTGTCTGTGATAAAATTATACCAGGTAAGCCGTTTGTCTTTGCTTTGGAATGCCTTGGCATATAGATTAGAAAATGTTACATTAGTCTTGGTAGCAACAGTTAGAAAAAACGATTTGATATTTTCTGCGACATTATTAGCATCTCTGGCCTTTACATCAAAGGCAAATGTTCTATCAAAACTAGTGGTACCGACATCCCAACTTTCGCTAAACAGTCTAGATCTAGTTGAGCTATCCTCTGCCGAGTCTGTACGCTCGTAAAAGCGAGTCAATCCCGGCCCCGCCGTATCAGCAAACTGCTTTACCTTGCCCTGTATCAGACCGTTTGAGATTAATTCCAATCCTGGAGGTAAGTGACCACTAACTAATTCATAAATAGTTCTACCGCCGTAGAGTTTAGTTTCGGCTAACAGTGTTTTGTCGCTGGCAATATTGGGAGGGATATAGCCTAGATCACTGTCAGTGATCCATTCGATAGCACTTTCAATTTCTCCAATGATATCTACACTGAATGTTTTCTTAACTGTAGATACTCCTCGATCCCAATAGACTCCATCCTGAGGAGCTTTAAATCTGTTGGCTTCGATACAAACCCAAATAAAGTTATCATATCGAACAGCATCACCTATAACATAGTCTGCGCTGGAGTTCCAGTCTCCGCGAAGTGTATAGTTTTGTTCAAACAGTACTGGTGGGAAACTCACAGCTTCTAAAGTGAATTTATAATTTCTAGTAACAGCGGCCTGGTAAGGAACACGCCCTGCAACTTCTCCAGTCAGTGTATCTATAGTTGTACCAGGGGGAAATTCGCTAACTGTTTCTGGTTCTATAACAGTCCATGCCGCCGGATATGCTGCCTTAAAAGTTATGGCTGTTGTAGAGATATCTCTATTCCAAAAGACCGTTGTTAGACTAGGAGCTCTATTCAGATTGGCAGTTTGACAAACCCAGGTTTGATCACCGTATATTATTGCATCGCCAACAACATAGCTTATTGAGGAATCCCATTCGTCTTTCAGTGTGTATTTGAATTCAGGTAATGCTCCACTTAGTTCGTAATACCCATCAGTAATAGTTTCCCCAGTTGACTTTAATTGATAAGTGCCGGGATTGGTGGTCATCTTGAAGTAGATTATTGTGCCTTCAAGACTTGGCGGATCATAGACATCTAAAAATATAGTTACATAATTGTTAGCCCTAATACGACCAAGATTGCTTTCGGTAATCCAGATAGGTTTACGAGTACCGTCCCCGTCTGCTTGAAATAAGTTGGTATCAACTTGAACAACATTGTTATCTGCTTTGAGAAACTCTTCAGTGACTACCCATATACGAAACAGTCTTCTAACTTCATGGACGCCATCAGATGCTGCCACTATAAAAGTATAGAACCTACTTAGTCGTCTTGGAGCTTTGGTATCTTCTTTGTAGTCGAAACTTTGTAAATCATAGATAAAACTATCAAAGCCGGTGGTTTCTGCTGCGGCAAGGTCCAAAGGCATAGTATCAAATGTACCCGAATCATAAGCACCTGTTCGACTGTCGTTGTATTCTAGAGCGAATACTGGATCTGTAAACCCATTGATCCTGCCATCTCTGGTCAATGATAGTCCTGGAGGCATTTCCCCACCGTTGGGTATTTGATAATATTCTATGGCATCCCCAGCGATAATGTCCGGGTCTCGGACTTCTAGCTGAAAGTTAACATAACTGTTGTCTAACACATAGTAGGCATTGTTTAAGCCAACATTCAAGAAACCTTCTTGTGTTACCCATTGAGGAGCATCGTCGCCGTCTATGCTGATGCCAAATGTTCGATCTTCAATGTCGACTCCGTCGCTAGCACGAATAACAAATCTGTTTGTGGTAAATTTTCTTACTTCTGTGGGACTGCCTTTAATAGCAGAACTGTAGACGGTACTATCGCTGGTAACAGTTTGACTGAGTCTAAGACCACGAGGCAGTCTTCCGGATAGCAAAGTGAAAGTAACCGGACCTGCATTTGAGCTGGCTTCTATTGGAATGTCTAGGGTTACACGCTCAACAACTGTGCCTAGACTTCCTGCAGGAGTAATCCAAGATATTGTCATAGGTAATTATGCAACTGTAAATTGTCCAAGATCAAAATTAATTGATCCGGGATTGGTAAATGTACCAAAGTCTATATTTGCTGCCGCAGTATTCAGTTGTACAATACTAGTGTATGCTCCGCCGATCGCACCAGTTACACTGCCAATTGGTCCAAAATCTAAAACTTGCAATATTTGATTTAGGTCTTGCACAGTGGTAACTGTGATAACATCCGCCGCAGCCGTAACTCTAATATCGGGATCGCCTTGAATTGTAACAAACCCGCTGGCCCCAGCATCAACATAACCACTTTGTGTGATAATGCGTTGAAAAGTATTTCCAACTGTGCTAGAAATCAACAAGCTATCTGAACTTGAACTAATTGTAATCTTATTACCAGCAACCAGCTTTTTGAACTCTAGATTAACGCCACTCTTCTGTTTGAAAACTGGTTCGCCAACTGTGCCTAGATTACTTGCGGTAATTGTTAGGTCGTTGTTCAGTGTGGCAAAATTAGCATTTACCTTTTGAAACGCGGTGCGTAGATCATCGCCTAGGCCGTCGTTTACGATGTTACCAATGTTGATTGTTTGTATAGTTGCCATATCACGCTCTCTTTAGTATATTTACCGTTCGTTGAACTCTAAATCTTGTGCGGCCAATAACTCTAGTATCTGACCTTGCACTGCTGGATCTTTGATACCTTGATCCACATGTTTAGCCCAGGCAAAGTTGGGTAACCAGGTCCCCATATACAAATCATCTACTGCACACCAGTGAGTGATTTCAGGATGCTGATCCAGCCAAGTGCGTATTTCACCAGCCCGTTGTTCGTGATATGTTGGTGCCCCGGGCAACCAGTCAGTATATGCCAAGGGCATTTTTTCTATGCCCTGTTCCTGATAAAACTCACACATTCCACTCAGTGTGGTTTCTCGTTTCCAATCACTAGAGATCACTATCTCAGCACCTGTTTGCTGTATAATATCATTTAACACAGCCACCGCATCGGGATCAAAGTCGCTGAAAAAGGTTATGCCCGTGTCAGCAAATTCATCCGATGTGGGCATACTGAACTCAGTTCTTGTAACAGGATTAGGGCTCAGGCACAGCACTCCGTAATGATCCAAGAACAAAACTTTCATACGCTTTCAGTTTCTCTCTCAACTTCTAAGGTGAGCAACCATTGGATATGAGTTTCAATTTCTTCAACGCTTTGTGTTTGTTCCGCCAATCTAAATCCTTTGTATAATCTTTCTTCAATATTTGGATAATCATCTGCGGTGCGTAGTGTTCTGCTGTCCTTGACAAACTTCATATCTGTGATAGGATAGACATTGTTATAACGCATACTGGTTAGAATTGAGTTGGCAAATAGATTCATATGATAGTCTGTCATAACATTATAGAACTCAACCTCACCCACAATCCACTCTTTGCTGATCAGCGTGATTTCTTCACCTTGGTCATTGAATGTGGTTGTTCCTATTGGAGTCTCTGGCATTGAGCCGTATGTGAACTTGCCAGCCTCTTTATTGAAAATTCTATGTGCTTTTGGTGACTCACCAACAATTTGCAATTCACTATGATCACTGAATCTCAGTAAACAAGACACAACTGCGGTCTGTGTTTTCTTGATCCATACAGGCCTGGCTGATGCAAACTCTCCAAGATCAAAGTTCCAGACCAGAATGTCGTCACTATATGTGATATTCTCCACAGCCACTCTTGACATATCCGCCATGGTGATCATGGTGCCTCTTACCAAACAAGGAGTTGTTCCTGCGCCTAATCCTGGTGCACCATAACCAGTGCCGCTGGCATTTGTGGCAAAAGGTATTAATATATAAGTGTCGCCGGGGGTGGTGTTGGTAACCACAACTAAATCGAATGATCCCGTAGCCGGAGATCCAGATAATGTAACTGTTCCTTTAGATGGATCAGACACACCAATTGCAGTAACACCAACAGCGGTCACTGTGGTAGCACTGGTCACTGTGAATTGCACCTTGCAATGAGACGCACCATCATCGCCCACGGCTCCGGTGGTAACCACAGTGGGTATACTGCTGCCACCGCCCGATCCAGTGATTGTGATATTGCCTTCTGCATCACTGGCAGTGGTAATACCACCCGAGCCTATAAATTTAATAGATTCGTTGTTGGATATTGTTCTCTGTGTAGAATCATCTCCTGCCACACTGAACGAGAATGCGTCAGCATAGGTAATCTCACCAGTGGATGAATTATAATACATTGCATCTGCTGTCTCACCCTGTCTCACTGGTTTCACGGTGAATGTGTTGGCAGTGGTTTGTTCTAGGGGATCGCCAGTGGCATTTAGAATGATTGAGTTAGCAGCCTGATTAGTTTGTCCAGCAAATGTGCCAATTGCTATAGCATTGGTGCCTTGTTCAGTATAACCAGCACTCCTACCAATAGCCACTGCATTAATACCTTGTAAGCCATTGCCGGCACCACTTCCAATGGCCACTGCTTCACCACCTTGTGAATTTACTCCAGCATATGAGCCAATGGCCACTGCTGCGTTGCCTTGACCATTATAACCGGCACCGGCACCAACTGCCACTGCCTGGATGCCTTGTGAGATTGTGCCCGCCAACTCACCAAATGCTACGGCAAGATAGTCAGTGTCTTTTATCACTGACCCGTTGGGCAATGTTATATTACCCGGAAGGGTTAGATTTCCTGCGCCATTGAACTGCCAAACTCGTTCGTTATCACCTTGATTAGTGAGGATTCGTACTGGGGCAGCATAATTTCCACTGTTCTCTGTGTAAGCACGAACAGTTAGACCATCTTCGTCTTGTCTAATCCTACTGTTAACACCGCCAGCACCCGAGCCATAGTCCCATACGATACCTCTATCAGTACCGCCAGTTTCGCCGCTGAATGTTGCATTACCTGCTGCGGAAAGTGTAAAAGTTTCTGTGCCGTTGACCAAATTAGAAACACTGCCACCTAATACACTAGTGCCTGTGCTGTTCTTGATATCTCCACCTGCTGGCAATATTAGATCCCCGTCTTCGCCAAACTGCCATCTACGCAGTGTTGAGTCTGCAAGGTTGATGTCAATGTTGATGTTGCCGTTGCTGGTAATATCACCCGGGATTCGTAAACTTCCATCTGTGCCAAAGGTCCATCCGCGAGCAGTCTCACCACTGTAGGTATATATTTGAATATCTTTGTCAACAGCACCGCCTATGATAAATGCATCTGTTCCGTCAGCGGTGGCAATTGTGGTGCCTTGGGGGAATGTTAATGCACCACTGTTGTTAAACTCCCAGTAATTGGGTCCAGGGCCGCCATTGTCACCTGTTGCTATTCTAACACTACCTGGACCTCCAGAATTTACATATACAGCCGCTAGATTACTGGTACCAAAATTTTCTAGATCTTCTATCCACACTAGTTGAACTGTGCCATTTGTTCCTTGTGCTACAACACCAAATGCTGTGTCCTCGTTGGCTATAATAGCATCTGATCCCAGCAATGTGCCAATACGGGTACTACCACCAGGCAATGTTAACTCCCCATCTGCCCCAAATCGCCAATTGAATGTACTGCTGTCCGGAGTGTCGATGGTGATGTCGATGTTGGTAGCGGATTTAATTCTACTGTCATTGGGCAGGATCAAGGTGCGGTCTGTGTTAAATGTCCAAGTTTGAAAATCATCAACACCGTCATTTAAGACTAGGTTGATTTCTTTAGTGTTGCCTTCGTTCCATACACTGAGATAAGAACCACCGTTGGCCGTTTGAAGTTGCACTAATCCATTGCCTTCGATGCCAAATTGATTTTCTGAAACAATGGCCTGTGCATTGACTTTGAAAGCGCCAGTCGATTCTACTTCAACTGAATAAGCACCGTTGACCAAACTACTTACGCTTCCACCTGTGACTTGACTGCCGTTGACTGTTAGATTACCATTGGCATCTAGGCCTACTGCTGTGCCACCAATATAAATTGTGTTGTTACTCACATACAGGCTGCGCCAAGGCAGTGTGCTTGAGCCTAGGTCGCCACCATTGGCAGTCTGGGGAACAATGTCCCCACCCACTGACAGGTTGCTGGTTATGGTGGTAGCTTGATCAATCACAATGGCAGTACTGTCCGTGGTAGTCATAGTACTACCCGCAAATTCAAATGCCCCAATGTTTAGTGTATCAGCATCTAGACCCAATGCATTGTACAGTTCAGTAAAATTGTCATTTACTTTTACAAAGGCATTTTTAAGGCTGTCACCAGTTGGGTCAGCAGTTGTGCCGGTTCTAATTATTTTCTTTGCCATTTTATGTTAGTCCTGTTCCATTGATATACCATGCTGTGGCTGACACTTTGATAGCAGTGGCAGTACCGTATGCGGCTAAGGTTCTTGAACCTGTTCCACCTGTGCCTACCAAGTACATGATATCTGTTGTGATAGCAATAGTAACTGTGCCAGCACTTGGTCCAGCAACAAATGTAATAGCAGTTCCTATGGGATAAGGTACTGCACTGTTTGCCGGAATCGTCATTGTCTGCCCTGCTGTATTCACATAAATGTGTTTGCCAGCATCACCTATAGCCAATGTGGCAGTGGTAGTAGTAGCACTCTGCGGCAAGCCCATGTAACCTACACTTGCGGCAGTGCTAGATGTAGTAGCGGTAGCAGCAGGACCAGTAAATGAAGCAGCTTCAATACCAATGTTGGCTGTCCACAGACCTGTGGAGTTTACATAATTAAATGTCTTGTCTGTGGTGCCTTTGAGTGTGATACCGCCACCGTCGGCAGTGACATCTGTGGGCGATGCCGTTGATCCCAGTTCTATATTTTTGTCATCTACTGTGAGTGTGACAGAGTTTATGGTAGTAGTGGTGCCGTTTACAATTAAATTACCACTTACCGTTAGTTCATTTTCTACAGTAACATCTGAATTAAATGTTGTTGCTGTGATAACAGTTATACCGCTAGAGTCAGTGGTAGAGATTGTGCCACCTGTTAATCGAACAACACCTCCAGTAACTGTTGTACCACTGACAGTGTTATCAATGCCGTTGATAATTGCGGTTGAATCATCTCCAAACACACTGCCAATTATATCAATTCTATTATTAAAATTAAGAGTAACAGCCCCAGTGGCTGCACTTACTGTAAGACCGGCGCCAACGGTTAAACTCAACACACCTGTGTTTTCTAAAGTTATTCGATTAGTAAATGCTCCCGAGGCCACAGTGTTGGTAATGTTTATACCGGCGCCTTCTATGAGTGTTATGGTGTCAGCTGTACTTCGAGCAGTTAGGTTTGGTTCACCTGCTGTGGCAAATACACGATAGGCATTGCCTGCTGGCAGTGTATTAGTAACAATAACCCTGCCAGTCGCTGGGTCTCTAGCGCCCACGCTAATACCATTACCTGCGTCAACATCAACAATACCTTCATTAACAATAGTTACTGCACCTGTAGCAGTATTTCTACTCATTCCAAGTCCAGCAGTAATTGCAGTAACACCGGTATTGTTAACTGTGACAGCGCCAGTAGCACCACTAATTGCCATAGCAGTTCCTGCAACTAAACTAGTGACTCCGGTATTTTCTATAATAATAGCATTAGAACTAGAGTTGGTAGTAATACCAATGCCGGTGTTTTCTTGAAAGTCCAACACATCATTAAAATCTTCTGCAACAATAGAAGTGTCGCCATTCACTGAAAATTCTTTAAAGAATGTCTTATTGGGATCAATGATTAAATTCCCGCCAACTGTAGTACCACTTGGCAAATTAACAGTTAATCCTTGATTGGTAATGGCTGCACCCCCAATCATTAGTGTATCACTGAGATACAAACTGGCCCAGCGTTTATTAGGTGCACCTAGATCGTAAGTATCGTTTTGTGCAGGAGTTAAGCTGCTTTCTAGTGAATCAAATTCAATACCTGCTCCTCCTACACTTGCATAGAGTTCTGTGAAGTTGGCGTTTATTTTGGTAAATGCATCTTCTACGGTGCTCCATACAATAGGAGCCTTGCCGGATGTAATAGTTTGTTTTGCCATTATGCTCTCCCTACCGCTACTTCAATTGTGCCTATGTGATCTGAGTCATAGTCCTCAAGGGCTTTTCCTATCATAGATCCTACCTTAATGTCGCCAACAGCAGCAACCGCTACTCCTGGAATTCCACTGGTAACCAATATGTTACCCTTTTTAATCTTGCCCGCAACCCGACAAGGAACACGACCAGCTAGTGCAACATATGGATGTGTGTTGTCCTCGCCTGCTTCGCAGTTCATTCTAAACGCAGGGTTAGCAGAAATAACACCTGCTACCGCAGTGTCCATCTTTGTATTGGTTGTTGTAATTTCTTTGTCACCACCAAACACTACAACAGTACCTACAGGATACTCTCGATCTGCAGCATAGCGTTCTGCCAAGTCAGCATATCGTGCCGCTGTAGCAGTACCAGTCATAACACCTGCACTAAAGTTGCCGCTGGCATCACGGAATACAATTGTACTACCTGTGTTAGCACTGGTAGCATTTGATGTAACAGTAAATGTAGACCCCTCGCCAGTAGCACTACCACTTAGACCATTACCAGAAACTGCACCAGTTCCAACATAGTCACCTGTGGTATCTGTACCTAGTGCTACTGAGTTAGCAGCAATAGTTGTAGCAAAGCTAAGATTACCACTACCGTCAAATGCTGCCGATACCCCAGTTACATCACCTGTCAATGTAATTGTTCTACCGGAGGCCCAGGCAGTTGCAGTAGTTGCATTACCACTTAGAGCAGCACTAATTGTTCCCGCACTAAAATTACCACTTGAATCACGAGCAACAATTGTACTGACTGTGTTTAAATTAGTTGCATTACTTGTAATAGTATAGGCTGTACCGTCAGCGGCATTTGGTGCAGTACAACTTAGTCCGGTTCCGGTTACAGCAACAGTGGTTGCATATTGACCAGTTGTATCTGTACCTAGTACTGTGGCATCAGCGCTGATTGTTGTAGTAATAGATATGTCGCCGCCGCCGTTAACACCGCTTACTGTTCCAGTTACATCACCAGTCAAGGTAATTGTTCTACTGGTAGCCCAAGTAGTTGCAGTACTTGCATTACCACTTAGAGCGGCAGTAATTGTTCCAGCACTGAAGTTGCCGCTGGAATCTCTTAGAACAATTGTGTTGATGGTATTGGCATTAGTAGCAGTGGTTGTTGCAGAGTTTGCTTGACTCTGAATAGTTGTAGCAACAAATGTGCTGCCTGTGTCAACGGTCCATGCACCGGTTACTAATCCAGCAGTTCCACTAGCACCAGTATTTAATGTATCTGTATATAGTGTACCTGTTCGAGCATCGATGTATCCAGTACCTAGAGTTAAGTTGCTGGTAGTAGCCATACTCCAGTTACCTGTGATAACGCCAGCTGTCCCAGCAGCACCTGTTGTCAGCGTATCTGTATAGAATGTTCCTGGACGCATGTCTAGGTAACCAGTGCCCCAAGTAATGTTACTTGTGGTCAACATCGACCAGTCACCTTCTATAGTTCCTGTAGTTGCCGCAGCTCCTGTAGTAATCGCTCTTGTTGTAAGAGTGGTTCCACCGGTATTAATACTTGATCCTACTGCAACACTCCACTGTCCTGTGATAACACCAGCTGTGGCTGTAGCACCTGTAGTCAATGTTGTTGACTGTAGAGTTCCGTTGCTGAAATCAATCTTACTTGCAGATCCTAAACTCCAGTTACCAGTCAATGTACCTGTGGTGATAGTTGCACCTGTGGTCAGTGTCCTTGACTTGATGGTACCTGTTGCAAAATCAATTTCACTGCCGGTCTGTCCAATAATTTTACTTGTGGTGTTCAAACTCCAAGCACCAGTAATACTACCAGCAGTTCCTACTGCACCTGTGGTTAGTGTTATAGACTGTAAAGTACCTGCACTGGCGTTGATAGTACCGGTACCCAATGTTAGGTTACTGGTAGTCGCCATTGACCAATTACCAGTTAATGTACCTGCGGTGCTAGCACCGCCTGTGGTTACATCGGGGGTAATAATCGAACTGACCTGTATTGGAGCAAATGCACTGTCGTCATTTAAACGGAATCTGTGACTGTTATTTCTATAACTAGAAACCTTATCACTAGATACGCTTCCATCGCCAATACTAACACCTAGTACACCGCTAAAGCCGTATAAGTTAATAGAGCCCCCAGTGGCAGTTACCGCGGTATCGGCCAGTTTCTTGTTAGCACTGGCGCTGGTTCCTACATAGAATGCTCTTGACGCATAAGAATCTCTGACACCAATGTCACCGCTACCGTCTCTAATAACCAATTTGTTATTGGCGCTTACATCAGTAAATCCAGTATAGGCACTAACAGCTTCAACAACACCATAGTCGGTATCTTGGCTGCTGGTAGTAGCACCAGTCCTGCGCAAGAAACCTAGACTGCTGTATTGACTCTTCTTGATTGAGCCACCTTCGTCGACCACGGTACTGAATTCCACTGCGCTGACATCACCGGTACCAGCAGCACTGCGTCCCAAAACAGTGTCAGTGGCAATCTGTGCAAATTTACCTAGTTCAATGCCGTTAGTTTTTAGTTCAACCCATCCGCTAGTTAGTGTAAATTCAGCTGAGTTAAAACTAGCAAGTCCCCTATCTGCTTGTGTAATGCCTGCGGCTGCTGCTCTAGTGCTGGCAGTAACCATTGACAACTTGCTCTGCGCAATGGCCGCAGCACTATTGATATTCGCGTTGTCGATGATATCAGGTTTAATATAAATGTTATACTCGTTTAGAGTAGAATCGATACCTGTAGTAACAGCATTGTCGTTAGGTACAGTTAGATCACCTGCAATCTTTACAGCACGACCTTCGTTGCCCGCTCCAGTGAACGCAATGGTCATTCCGGCATCCACAGCTTGACCTGGGAAGCTATTGGCAATAATAGCATCAAAACTAATACTGCGTCGATTTACAGCGTCAGTTGGATCAACAGGATCGGCTACATTTCTAATTCTAAAGCCGTTCATGTTCATACTGTTCTTCATGGCCAACTGACCGCTCAGCGCCATGAAGCCACCAGTGGTTGGAGGAATCATTCTGGCAGCGTCAATATTGTCGCCACCGTGACTCACGCCCAATCTGCGATCTAGATAACCACGAGTTGCATTTTCTGTCGGTACAGTATCAGTAGCGTTGTCGCTAAATGTTGTATCTGTTGAGAACTCAGCAATTGGAACACCACGCTTGAATCCTAGACCGCTTAAGTTACTCAATGCCAAACTAGCAGAGAATGTTACAGTACCAGTACCTTGGTCAACTCTAAAGAACGGACCAACGGAGAAGTTACCAAATTGGTCAGTGGTTACAAAGAAACAACGGCCTTCGCCTCGCTCAACTACCTGACTGTATTCTACTTCGCCTGTGGTATCTAACAATGTCTCTGTAGCAATACGCACAGGTGGTCCGTAGATCTCGCTTGGATAGTTAGTGTCGGCATAGCTACCAGTACCAATTTCTAGTAAGTCGTGTCCAGTAACACGAGTCAATGAAATACGAATGGTCAGTGTGCCTTGACTGTCTTCTGTTCTAGCCTGTACACCGGCAAACAGCGTAATCGGACTGTCGTAGGCAATTACGCTGTCTTGTAATGGAGTGTCAAGATAAATCTCTCCATAGGTCTCTCCGGTTATATCAGCATCGTTATATTGTGTAATAACATAATTATAACCCTTGAATGTAAATCTACATCCAACAATACGAGCAGCATCAATAGGTCCTAGTTCTACAACGGATAGTACGGAGTCTCCAACTCTACCCAAGACCTTGCCTACAGCAAATATTCCTGTACCATCATCACTAAATTCAATAACAGGCCCACCAGAATAGCTAGAAAGTTTAAAGGTATTGGCGGCAGAATCTCGAACAATATATTGTCTACTAGAAAACACTCCTGCTGGCATTAGCCCACTGGTTTCAAATCTAATGACATCGCCGTCGGCAAATCCGTGACTGTTTTTGTCGATTCTGTCATTGGTATGGTCAAATGTACAACGAGCTGAGTCGACTACAGCAGTACCTGTTGTTTCTACGGCAGCGCCGGTTGCGGTAAACACAGTACCAACGGTTTCAGCACCTGCACCTACTGTAGCCCAAGTTGTGGTTCCCACGGTTACAATATAATATGTGTAACCACTAACCAATTCAATAGCGTCTACAACTAGTCTAGGACCACCTGGATTACTAGGAGCAGCTACAGGAACAAACTCTTGTCTTGGCCATAGTGTGACCTCGGCATAGTTGTAACCGTCTTTCAGTGCAGTAGCCGCAAGTTTTGTAGCTTCAAAATAATGACTACCTGATCCTGCACTGGTAGTTTCTAATGGCTGGCCGTTCTTGGATGATGAAATTCTAAAAGTTGAATCAGTAAAACCGTCGTCAAGAACATAATAGGTGTCCCCAGCTGAAATGCCACCCGGCAAAGTTCCACTGGTTGCAAATTTTATAGCATATCCCGGTTTCTGACCATGAGCTGGTTTAGCAGTTGGACGAGCTGTACCGTCACCAGTTCCTATGCCTGTGGCAATGAATACAACTCCAATGGTACTAGACGATGCTCCGATAGTACCCCAAGGAGTTGTGCCCACAACTGTGATGGTATATTCTCTACCAACAACAAACAGTCCAGCAGCAACAGATGCTGGATTAGCAACAGTTCTAACCAAAGTAGCAACACCTGTGACAAATTCAACAACCACTGACTCAAATGCAGGAGGAAAGTAATCTGCAAATTCTAGAACACGATATAGTTGACTGTCGAATAATTCGTTGATTTTCAAAGCAGTTGATGGACGAACTGCAACTCCGACTACACCACCTGTAAGAACAACTTCGTTATTAGTTCTTAGTGTGACTCTAGTACCATTCGGTACTGCTACTACCAATCCGTCTGTGTCACTGTTTAAGTTCAGACGATACAGCTTCTGTCCAGTTGAGTCTGCAGGGAAATCACTTTCAGACACTGCGCTAACAACTGGATATCTTACTATTCCTGTGATACCACCGTGATCAATTTCAACTTCACTTTGATCTCTTGGAGGATAATCATAGTCAGTTACATAGATAATAAAGCCATTAACATCATTATCGTAACTTCCTAGATCATTATATACAATAGCACCCTGTGTAAGTTCGTAATACAGGTCAACTGGAGTTGGAACTTCTAACGGGTCTGATCCTTCAGCAGCCAAAGCATACACACCGTGAGCTGACGATCCACCTACGCCTCGAATCTGTCCGCCTGTTACAGAATAATAAGAAGTGTAGCAATAGTATGTAAACATACTCACACATTCTGTCAATCCACCATTGGCTGCAATCAGCCCGTAGCCCATGTCGTTGATCTGTGTAAAGTCGTTTGACAACATTGATCTGTTACCAGGCATCAATACTTCGTAGACATTGGCATTGGCATCGACAAATTCTATTACATTAGTCTGTATGGTTACTTTTGCACTTTCTAATGCAGTACGAGCATTTGTTCGATTAGTATCATAATCATAACCGCCCAATGCTGCTGTTAGTTTTGGTAATACTTCAGCAGGCAATGATGCCACTGCGGCTGCAAGTTTTGCCTCTTCTGCCCCGCCAGTAACACGATAGGTGTTTAGTGCGGTAATGATGATAGACATTAGTGTTTCGATTTCGCCGGCTACGGCACCGTCACTTGCAGAAGCTGTTACCTGACTTGCGGTTGCGCCATAGGTAGGAGACACTGTGGTATTCACAATAACCTGTTTAGCTGCATTTTTAACTGTGGTTAGAGCATTTTCACAGGCTTCTGGCTGAGTAGACAACAGTTGAATAACCAATGCATCGCCGACACCGTTGAAGTAGGCAAAGGCAGCTTTGCGAGTTTCACTGTTACCACCATAGACTAGGTCATAGATTAAACTATCTAGTATGCGCTCAATGTCCTTCTGACTATCCGGCGCAGAAAATGTCAAGGACGGATAAGTAGTGGTAATATAACCAGTTCCTACCTGTTTTAAAAATTCTGTGTTGGCTACCAAAAGAATTTTAGCATTAGCAATATTACTAGCTAATCCTGTTGGATTAGTGATACTCAATGTTGGAGCCGCTGTACTGCCTCGTCTAATAATATTTCTTAGGTTGAGTTTACTTTGATCAACTACAGCAAGACTAGGATCGTATTCTGATGATACAGCAATTGCTTCTAATGTAGCAGTTGCACGATCGTGCGCTCGGTCAATGGCCCGGATAGTTAAATCTAGTTGATCGTTGATGACTATTTCGGCATTGGCTTCTCTATATGATTGGGCAGCTCTTCTGCTGTGATAGTTAGTTCCTAGGACAATATCGTAGCCTAGGCCTGTGATGATTAATCCTACATCTCTTCGACATATTTCTTTTTCATAGGTAAAAACATCAAATGGCCACGGAGTAACTTCGTCTAGAACAAATGTTGCAGTACTACCGTTGACTCCGACTCCGTATTCAAAATCTCTAACATAGTTGATGCGATAAACTGTATCCTGAACAATAAATGAAGCAGGCAGTTGCGGGAATCTTTTTAGTTGATCAACTACCAGTCTTGTGGTACTGATCTTGTTGGTAATTCTAAATTTAATATTGCCTGCAAATCCGTCAACAAACATACCACCACTAAATGTGTGTCGTCCTGTACTCTTTGAAAATACAGCACCTTCTTGTGCATACGGAGATTTAGCAAGAATCTGTCCCTCGGGATCTAGTACAAGACCAAATCCTCCACCGCCTTGTATTGTCATAGCACGAATAATTGTAGCATCATTCATCAAGAACACATCTATTTGATCGTTGTCTAATGGGGTATTATAAGATTCACTAGAAGTGTCGATGATATCAACAATGACATCAGTTAGTCTACCGATAACACCGCCGTTGGGCACACAGTCTCCTGAGCTGGCAGTATATGCGCCAAACAATGTACTAACAACGTTTGCTGATCTTGCAGAGTTGGTATATATATTAAACTGTGTACTATTTGCTACTGTTATCCAATAGCTGTTTCCGTTTAATTCAGTTAGACCGGTCATGTTGCGGAAAGTTACAATTTCTCCACTAGCCAACCCGTGTGCAGGAGATGTTGTAATTGTGGTTTCATTACCTCTGGTTACTGCGGATACAGTAACCGGGGTGCCGCCGGCCCCAGTTTCTGCGGTATAAGCAGTGTCAATTACCTGCGGCTCAACATAGGTAATCAGGGTGCCTGTAATTGGAGCAAGGTATTCTGAGTTTACAATTTCGATATTACGGATTACAGCCTGTGCAACAGTTTCTAATCTGCGAATAGCTGCAATGGTTTGATCTAACTGTTCGGTAACAGCCAGTACCGCGCTGGCATTGTTTGCATCTTTGTATTTTAGTGCTGCCGAAATAGTTCTTGGAGCACTGCCATACCTAAGGTCAAACACCATAGCATCAATTAATAGTCCTACATCTCGTTTGCAGATGTCGCTGTTATATTCAAAATCAACAAACGGAGCAACTTCTTCAACTATCTGTTTGTTAATCCAGGCAATAACTTCTTCTTGTATAAATTGTTTATTGAGAGCTAATAAGTCTGCGGCCGATCTATAGAAACCCTTGTTATCAATGTTTGCTTCGGGATAAACTGGCTCACCTGCATTGCCTAGGTAGTGATAGCCAAATGTGTCTTCTCTAGCAGCATTGAGGTCGTTTCTTGAAGTATTTAAACCATCAATAACTCGATCTCGTTTAAAATATTGAAATGCCCAAGGGCTTGAGCTCATGCCTTTCTTAGGGCGAATAATTGTTCGGCGGAACTCATCGCCAATAACAGCTACGTTTTGTGAAACCTTTAGCGGTAAGTTTTCATAATAGATACCAGTTTCAACAAAAACTGCTACCTGTCGCGTGTTAGCTACATCGCCATAGGAAATTGCCTCCCCGTTGACAAATGTACCGTATTTGATGTCAACATCAAACAGTTCGTTGCCAGTAGTATCCAATTCACCTTGGTGCGAAAGAATTTGTGCCAATGCTCCAGAAGTCTCGCCCAATAAGTAAAGGCCTTCGCGAATGTCACGGCCTCTACGAGCCACAGCACTGTCAGTGGTTACATCTCCGGTAAAATCAGTTCTTTGTCCCCCAGTATAGATTTCAAATCTAGGTAATGTTACCACAAGGTCGGGAAATTCTGTAAACTTGCTACCCTGATCTGTAATGGTAATACCAGCAATCGCCCCACCAACAATGTCAGCAAAACCAAAACCTGCAACAGCACCGGTGTCCAATATATCAGGAGTTACGCGAACTGACACTAGACTATAGCCTGAACCTGCAGAAGTAATAACGGCAGTGCTAACCTTGTAGGTAATGGCAAATTCTGCACTAGTTCCAAATTCACTTCCGTTAGCAACTCCAACTTCGATGTTTCCGCTAACATTTGTTACAGGTAAAGTTAGGTCAAATTTACCACCAGTTAATAACTGAAATGTAAGAATCGGTCCGTTCGGAGTACCGGGTTCGCTGTTTACTGTGAGAATTCTCACAGTAGCAGCATCAATTGTGGCACCACCTACCTTATTAATTCTTAAAACTTCATTTACCTTAAAGTTGTAACCACCTGCTACTAATCTAATCGTATCAATAGTTAGAGTAACACGACCCGCAAATCCTACGCCATTATCCGGGGATACTGCAATATCAGTCAGTGTACAATTGCTGATAACGCCAGTATCTGGATTGGTCCATGTTAGTACCTTACGATATGGTCCGATTTCAGGAGGTGATGATTTAATAATTTCTTCAGCTTTCTTTAGAGCAGCTTCTAGCGTTCTATAGGCAAATGGTAGAGCACGACCTTGTGTGCTGGCCCCAACTCCAACTCTTTCGTCTGAGCCAGAGGTAGCAACATATAGATTAGCCACTGATGCAAAACCTGCATTGTCGACATAGTTTTTTGTGGCAGCAATTAAACCGCTGTAGGTAACATCATCTTCTGGTCTTGGATTTCTAGATAAAATCAACGGTCCGGTCATGGTACCAAACGCACTATTGGCCACATTGCCAGCTGCTGGATCTAGTGCATTAACACCTCCTAGGGCAATTTTGGTATCTGCATAGCCTTTATTAGCTGCCTCATCTGAAGTTATAGGAGTGGCTAGCGACTGGATACGATATTGAGTGCTACCTGATTGTGCCTGTAGATTTCCTCCTAAACTAGGAGAAGGATCGTTCGCTACTGAAGATCTTGTGTTGGTAATTTGAATTGCATTTTCATCGGTAAAATTCAAACTGATACCGGTTCCTGCAGTCAGTTGCTTGAATATCAATCCCGATTCGCTGGGATTAACAGCTACCAACGCATTTTCGAATCCTTGATAATAGTCGTCACCGGTGCCGCCTATAGGTGCATCTTCGAGAGTAGCAAAGCGAAGTCTACTGCCTAGACCAAGTGCGCCATAGAGCTCTCTGAAGTTTTCATTTACCTTGCGAAACGAGTCGCGTATGCTATCACCGGTACCGTCATTGCCCACAATACCTGTATCAATTACTTTTCTTGCCATAGTAGAATCCTAAGATTTAATGCTTACTCTACTATTTAGTTTGAAAATTTTATAAGCCGGATGTAAATAAACAATGTTCCTAACAACAGAAATTCAAGAAACTCAATATGTTAGACATAGTAAGCTAGGAGAAGAACATGCTTACACCCGCAATAAAACGCTGGCGGTGTTTCGCTGTGACAATTGCGACGAAGTATTCCGTAGAGATCTAAAACATATTGATCGTAAGAGGTTGAGCAACAATTATTTTCACTGTTGCGCAACCTGTGATAGCAAACGCTTTGCTCAAAGAAAAGGCGTTGAAAAGAAGAAAATTTGGGATATGCCAGCTAGTAGCACACTACCTGTAGGTAGATACTAAATAAAAATCCAAGGAGACTTTTAATATGCTAGGATTGATCAAGAAACTATTCGGAGCCAAAGAGGCAGCACCTGCCCCAGCAGTTGAGGCACCGGCCCCTTATAAAGTTGAGGTAGCGCCTGCCCCAGCAGTTGAGGCAGTAGTTGTTGTTCCGGAAGCAT